CAACGGGTGGCGTTATTGTTATTCCGTCATTTGCGTAGTTACTTTCGCGCTCTACATACGGATTGTTGTAAACAATTGAAACGTGTGGGTTTCTATTTAATGTCGTTTCATAAAACGTGTTGTGCATATAGAAAATAATCGGGCGCAATGTTGAAACGTCTTCAATAGTTACTTGCGTAAAATCTAGTGCGGTTGTTACTACATCGGCCCATTCGTACCAAACGTTGTCACGCGCCACAACTTGCACTTCGTCTATCTCGTAGGGCATTTGCATACGTCCGCGCATCACTACAACTTCGTGACCGCGACTAATTAAAAACTTGTGTATGGTGTGTGCATTGACACTATCGCCCGCGCGATAATCGGGTAAATAGTATTTTGCAGAATATAGTATTCGCATACACAAATATAAACAAAAAAACCCTCGCATTTCTGCAAGGGTTCTTACTATAAACTAAACCACACCAAGATTAAGCAAGTGTTCCGTAAGCGGCAGAAGCACCCAACATTAAGTTGATTTCTTCTTGACACTCAATTCTTGCAGTTACCAAGTTCTGAACGAAGTTTGTTCCGTTCTCGTAACTTAATTCGATTGCAAGACCTTTAACTTGTACACGCTCAAGGTAATCAGTATCGATTAACAATACTTTGTTATTGGTAACCCAAGATGCTGGAAGGATAGGCACTCCAAAGATTGTCACACCTGTTCCGCTTGCATTCAAAGTTAAACCACCCGCACCAGAGTAATAACCATTGGTGTAAGTTGATTTAAGCAAAGAAGCCATCATTGCGTTTGATACTAAACCATAAGAAACGGTGTAGTTCAAATCCATTTGTTGTGCAATCATATCGATGATTTTCTTAACGTTGTCAGTTTCTGCACTTGTTGTAACAGTAGCGGCAGCACTAACAGTTGTGAAGAAACTTGCATTCTCTTTCTTAAAGAAATCTCTCATCAAGATTCTTGGTAAAGTTGATTGTAACCAAGGTAAACTTGTAGCCATTTGCTTAGTGAAAGTAGAAAAACCCGCAAGGTAGTTTTGAACAACTTTAACCTCAGTGAAAGAATAAGTGTTCTCTGCTTTGGTAGAACCTTCGCTTTGTACTGCGATGTTGTTTGAAGCAACTTGCTCTTTGTAGAACACATAAAGACCAGTTTCAGTGTTAACCGTTGGGGTTAAATCACGGAAGTTGATTTTTTGTGCTGGCAAAATTGCTTGACGAATTGAATAGGTTGCTTGTGGGTCACCTACTAAATTGTTCAATCCCATTGCTTTTACGTTAGGAAGTTCAATACGGAACTTTCTATCTGAACGTAATTTTTGAGTTAATTCGTTGTCGATTCCTTCTTTAAAATCGATTCCGCTCAACGCTTCTGCGATTCCTTCTGATAAAGTTTGCTCTTTTTTCTCACCGATAACGTTTGACTTGGTAGCCAAAGAATCAAATTGAGATTGCATTTCTTTTTGGAAAGCACGAATTTCGTCGCTGCTTTTTGCTTCTGCGCTTGCTGCAAATGCGGCCATTTTAGCGTCGATTTGGGCAGTTAATGCGCCATAATCCTTCGATTGCTTTTCGCTCTCGGTCTTAATTTTTTCTACCATTTCGGTCATTTTACCTACTTCGGCTAAAATTTGATTGTCCATTTTAAATAAATTTAGAAAGTTTTAAATTTGATTGTTTTAAGGCTTCTAGTATTTCATTTCTCGGCTCTACTGACTTTTTGCGGTCGGGTGAAGTGAGCAATTCGTCTATCGCACTTTGTATTTGTTTTATTTCGATTTCCAATAAGGAAAATGTTTTATCCGTAAAAGTTCCCTTCTTTGCTATGCTTGAAAGTTTCTCAAATCGTTGTGTTAACGTGTCGGCCATTTCATTTGTGAAATAATCTTTAGTAATTGCCAAAGTTGGTGTCAAAGGATTTGCACCCCATAGCACCGCGCTACCTTCGTACAATCTTACTTCTTTAATTTGCCTTACGGTTTGTTCTTGGTCTTGCCAATCGCTTTTGATTGTAGCGAATCCGATTGAGTGTTGGTTAATCAATCCCGCCGTGTACATTTTTAATACATCTTCACCAACTTCGGTGTCGAGTATTTCAGTAACTGCGACCAACATATCGCCTTCTTCGTATAATTCGCTAGGTTTACCTATCACGCTGCCCATTGTTGCTTTATGGTCAATCAAAGACCAAATTTGATTCTTGCCCATTGGGCCGCACTCAGCAATTGTCTTTGTAAATGCACCTGGCATTATTATGTCTGAATCCAAATCCACGTTTCCCATTCTTGACCATACGGCCTTAACCTTGCGGCACGCGGTGTCAACGTCCACCACATCGCCAACCATATCTTTGTATTCGTACTTCTTCATACTCGTTGTTTTTACAAAATTAGTTATTTTTTCATTTATGCAAATATATTTCTATTTACTTGCGCTGCTAAGTATAATTGTCTGAACTCGCTTGCGTTTTGTGGTCGATATTCTTCGACAGGAACGGGCCGCCCTTGTCCATCTCTAATCGGTACAAATGCAACAACGCATCTACAATTACAAACGTTTCCCGCGCTTCCATTCGGGTCGCCTGGGTATTGCATCGCGTCTAATGATGACGTTGACGGCACAACAAATGGTTGGTCAAATCCAACGGCAACGCCATTCATATGTAAGTGGTCGAATTGGTCACGCGGAATCCTTCTTGTACGTTTGTCCTGTGCTGAAATCCATTGTTTCATTACTGCGACACTAGAACCCGCCGCCGCTATCATTGCACCGACGTTTGACGCGCGCATTGATTCCGTACGCACGATTAATTCTGCGCGTTGACGCGTGATGTCGCTATCTTTTAAAGCTGCCACCATTTTATTAATTCCCCATCCTTCTTCTTGCCCTTGTAGTAGAATGCGTTTAATCTGATTGAATGTTGTGTTTGTAATTGGTTGCACAATATCAGTCATCAAAAACAATTCATAATACTTGCGAATTATCCATTGCCACAAAGATTCTTCTTCTTTGTTATCGTCTTTTTTTACTTGTCGTTTAATCTCTTTTTGCGTCACGTTTGCCATTGTTATGCCGCCCGCTTCGTACATCGTCATTAATGTATCATACAATGTTTGCGTAGGCAAATCAGTAGGTATTGCGTGCTGATTCTTTTTATATTCTACAATAAACGCGTCGATTTGTTCTTGTAGGCACGCGTATATTAGCGGCCTATAAGCGTTTTGTAGTTTTAGTACAATGTTTTTGTATGTCGAGTAGTAACTCACTTATTTCGCGGGTGATGTTGGTTTAGAATAAGGATTCAATCCCGATGGCAAATTAATAGGCGGATTCTCAATGTTGTCAAGCGTTGTAATTGATGACGGAACTAAAATAGTTCTTCGTGTTTGCTCGTCCATCCAATCGGGAACTTTCTCGCCAAGTATTTCGTATCTTCTTTCAAGTGTTAAACAAGATTTTTCAAGCCAGGTAACAGTATCAAGTTTGCCCTCTTGTAATTCAGTATAAACGCTTGTATCAAAATCAATAACGCGCCCTTTGGCGTTCCAGTCCTTTTGAAATTTACGATTGAATTGGTCGCGAATTGATGCAAGCGCGGGAATAGCACAACGCACGGTCAACGCTTTCTCACCTTCTTTTGTGTTGCTAAATGTTTTATTATCTGGGTCGTTTAATAATTGCGACGGCACTTGATAAACATTACAAAGTGCGCGTAAATCCATATTTTCTGCGTTCAACAAATCTAAATCGACAGGCGACAAACCAAGCGGTGTGAATCCCATTTTGTATCCACTCGTTGCAACCTGGTTAAATTGGTCGCTACCTTGAAACTGCGCTAATTTTTTACGCACGGCCATTGCTTCCTGTACGGCAACGTTTCCGTCATATCGTTGGTCATCTACAAACAACACACCTTTAGGGCCGCCGTTCTTGTATGCGGCAACGCTTGCGTTCTTGCCTTCGTTACTGCGCGTTAATACTTTTGCGGCTGCTTGTAGCGGTGATAAGCCGTACAATTGCAAGCCTATGATTGACCACTCGGGATTGAAATATTTATCGTGCAATATTTCCTCTTTATCAAACATCTGAATGTATTGCATATAGAGTTGATATCCTGTAATATTAATCGGGAACTCGTTTAAATTCGCAATTATCGACATATACTGCGACGGCATTATGTGTAATGAGTTAGGCATACCCATATTCTTGCCCGCTAGTATTTTCTTGCCGTAAACGTATGTATTACCAGTGATAAGTTTAAAGCCGACCATTTGTTCGATTAAATCGCCCCAAGTGTCTTCGTCGTTCGGGTGCAATAACAAATCAGTCACTTTTGTAGGTGTTTTAACTAATCTTAAAGCCGCTTCTTTAATTTCTGCGACTTTGTCCCAATCTTCAATCAAATCGGGGCGCGCTAACATCCCTTTGTATTGTTTATATTTCTGCGCGTCAATTACTTCGTACTCTGCCCAAGGCGCTTGTTTACATTTTTCTTCTATCAAACGAATGATTGAGTAAACGATATCATTTGCGCAATAACCATTCTTAACTTGATTAACGCCGTTTTGACCTTGCCAGGTTACTACATCGCCATACATTGGTGGCACATTGTTTCCGCCAAGATAGCCGTTGCGCATTGTTGATGGTAGCATCTGCGCCGTTCCAACTAATTTATCAATGCGTTTTTCAGTTAGATTTATCAAAAACTTATCAAATATGTTCATTGTGAAGGATTATAAAGTAAAATTACTACAATTTTCGTATTAATAGTCATCTTGTGGTGTAGGCACAAATCTTGGCATCATTTCAAACGCTTCGCGCATCATTAACGCGTCACTAAAATCGGGTGAGCGACCTATCAATTCCTTGACGTGGTCTTTGCTTATAATACCCTTTTTTAAGTCAGAATCAAGACGTTTTTGTTTCACTTGCTCTAGTTCTTGAATTACCCATTCTCTTACGCGGTCATCGTCGTAAGTTATGTAAATCCCGTTATTATTTACGCGCTCTGCTAACTTGTAATAACATTGTGACTTCTGATTGTCAAAGTTTTCGGGTTTAATATTTCCCTTTTGGTCTTTTTGCGGGTTGCTCGGCGATGGTAACGCTCTCGCATTGTTTACGAATCCTTTGCACCCATAAAAATCTACAACGCCACCGCCAAGACCATCTTCGTCAATTAGAATGTCAGACTTGCCGCACCCAAGACGTGAGCGTGCTGCTTCTAGCATCTGCGTTGTTGTTGCCAAGTCTTGCTTTTGATAGAATCGTATGTGTCCGCGAAATCCGTTCCATTCAACGATTACAATTTTGTCACCGCCAAGTCGCGCCATATCCGCCGTAATACATTTGCGGCCCTCGATGACGTGGTTGTTGCTGAATGTGTCAATGATTTTGTTATAATCTATCAACGCGCTTGCGTCGGTGTCAACTTCCCAATTGCCTTGCAATAATCTTTCTCGCTCGTTCGGTGTTAAATTTCTTTCCAAGTTGTCAAGATAACCATCGCTTAACATCTTGTTATCTTGTGGCAATGCTTGCACAAATTTGCGCCATTCGGGCAACGTACCCGCTTTGTTTGGAATATAATACTCGCGATAAAGATAGTTCTTTGACGGGTTGCACGTTTGCAACAATTTAGCCGTTAGTTTGTATTCATTATTCTTCCAACGTCCAAGCGATGCCGATAAGTTGTTCTTTGCTGCTTCTTCAAACTCGCCCGCTTCTTCTATCCACCCGCGTGTCATCTGCATTGAACCAAATCTATAATATTCGGGGTCACTAGGCAAGTATTTTGCATCTAACAAATACACGCGTGAACCATTATGTAGTTCGTAATAATTATCTTGCCCGTTGTATTTCCATTGGTCGGCGCGTATGTTCCAGTGCGCAAATACTTCATGAATTGAAGGAATTGTGAACTTCCTAATATTAGTTAACGACTTACGCGCAATAAAATAGTTTGTGCCTGGGTATAAAAACGCATCTCCAAAGATTAATGACACACCAAGATAAGATTTGCCGCTGCCCTTACTTCCGCCGTATGCGATGTCGGTTGTTGTTGAATCAACCCACAACTTGCAAACTTCTTTTTGCTTTAAATTTCCGTGCGTATTAAATTCTATTATCA